TGACTGCCCCCGCCATCAGCAATGGTGCGGAGTATTTTGCTGCAACAACGTATACGGGAAATGGCAGCACTCAAACTATAACGAATACGGTTAACAGTGTAAGTTTCAAACCAGACATGGTGTGGCTAAAGAGTAGATCAAATGGTTCAAGTTATAAATTGATTGACAGCGTAAGAGGTGTAACTAACGCTTTATCTACTAACAATGGTAACGCACAAGTAACAGACGCTAACGGGCTTACAGCGTTTAATTCTAATGGGTTTTCAGTATCCACTGATACTAGCTACAACACAAATACATATACATATATTGCTTGGCAGTGGAAAGGTAGTAACGCCGCTTCAGTAACAAATACAAACGGAACCATAAGTTCACAAGTATGCGTAAATACAACTAGCGGGTTTAGTATAGCTACATTTGTAGGAAATGGATCAAGTGGGCAAACAATTGGTCATGGTCTTGGAGTGGCCCCAAAATTCTTTTTCTTTAAAAACACTAATACTACCGGCAGCTATGCTTGGGCTACTTATTTTGCCAACGCTGGACAAGGTTTGTGTTTGGATCAAACGCTTTTTCCCGGATTTAGTTTTTCTGCGCCAACATCAACCGTAGTAACAATGCCATCTGCTGTAGGGAGTGGAAATACCTACGTTCTATATAGTTTTGCGCCTATTTCGGGTTACAGCGATTTCGGGGTGACGAGTTACACAGGAAATTCGTTAGCAGACGGCCCCTTTGTATATACAGGTTTTAGACCTGCATGGATACAACTAAGGCGTTATAGCAGCCCAAACGGTAACGGTATATCTGAATGGATTTATATAGATTCTAAACGCAACCCTACAAATACTGCGACTCTTGCCTTAATTGGCCCCCCGGATTCAGAATCTTCTGTTACTGCTTCCTACACTGTAGCAGTAGATATTTTTTCTAACGGTTTTAAACTTCGCACAACCGATCAAAACTTTAACTTATCAGGTAAAACATATTTATATGCAGCTTTTGCCGAATGCCCATTTCAATACGCTAACGCGAGGTAATCATGTTTTATCGTCAAGCATCAGATCAATACATTAACGAAGGCGTGGCGTTTGAAATCGACGGTACTCAGTATCCGGCTAATTGGCTTAATTGCACTACGCCAGAAGAGAAAGCTGCGCTCGGTTTGGTTGAGGTAACTAACGCAAACAGCCCTGAAGATGACCGCTTTTACTGGGTTTCGTCTACGCTTAACGGCGCGGTGCGTACCTATACTAATACACCCAAAGACCTTGATCAGCTTAAAACTCAGTGGGTAGCTAGCACACGGCAATCTGCGTACAATATATTGGTAACTACAGACTACATGGATAGCCGTAAAGTAAATGACCCTACGTATACGGCACCACCGGCTTGGGTTTCTTGGCGAGAATCAATACGCACTACAGCTAAAACAGCAGTAACTGCAATTAACGCATCAACAAATATACCCACACTACAAATAGCTATTATTGTAAATTGGCCTCACGATCCAAACTACAAAGAACCAGTAATTGTTTTACCTACTTAAAGTGTATGGACAGTATGGACACGCAAACATTAATTAACACTGTAATTGCAGTTGCAGCTTTTCTTGGAAGTTTTGTTTTGAATCGTATAATAAAGTCACTTGACAGACTTGACGATGACATGCGAAAGATACCAGAAAAATTCTTGCAAAAAGACGACTATCATCGTGATATTGATGAAGTTAAAGTTTTGCTTAAATCTATTTTTGACAAACTAGACAACAAGGCTGATAAATAATGTTTTCAGCACTTTTTAGTTTTCTTGGTGGTTCTGTATTCCGTATGGTTTGGGGTGAGGTTTCTGCTTGGTTTACAAAGAAACAGGATCATAATCATGAACTTGACCGGATGCACCTACAAGCTGACCTTGACGCGGCGCAACATGCAAGGAATATGGAGTCTATTCGGATTCAAGCCGAACTTGGGGTCAAGACCATTGCGGTTCAGGCAGAAGCGGACATTGGTAAGTTAGAAGTTGAAGGCTGGGTGGCTGCTGTTAAAGCCACTACTTTAGTAACCGGCATCAAGTTTGTTGATGGCTGGAACGCTACGATCCGTCCTGGTGTGGCTACGTGGGCTGTGTTAATGATTACTGCCTCTGAATTTAAATGGATTGTCCTGTCTGAGTTTGCAGCTTCTGTGGCCTCTGCTGCCCTTGGTATCTACCTTGCTGATCGTTCTTTGGGGAAGCGTGGTAAATGATTGACCAAGCCATGCCCGTTGCTCTGGCGCTCATGCGGAGGTTTGAGGGGTTCTATTCACGCCCTTATCTCTGCCCTGCTGGGGTTCCCACCATTGGGTATGGCAGTACCTACTACGAGAACGGCGTCCGTGTAACGCTAACTGACGAACCTGTTTCTAAGGATAGGGCTGAAGTTCTGTTGCTGTGGGCTGTGAGGACAGTTTACCTACCCCAAGTCATACGCCTGTGTCCGGGGCTAAACAGTGCGGATAAATTGGCTGCAATTATTGACTTTACCTACAACCTTGGCGGCAGCAACCTTAAAGTTAGCACTCTGCGCCGTAAAATAAACGAGCAGAAATGGGAAGAAGCAAAGACCGAATTGCTAAAATGGGTTCGTGGGGGTGGTAAAGTTTTAAAAGGCTTGGTTATTCGGCGCACTGCTGAAAGCAACTTTTTTTAAATAGGAAATAAAATGGCTGCAATAACGTCTTCAACGTATTCAATTACAAGAGACCAAATAATAATTTCTGCATTACGTAAACTTGGTGCTGTTGAACCTGGAGATACAGCAGCTACCATAGATGCCAACATAGTTACCAACTGTGCTCAGGCTCTTAACCTTATGGTCAAACAGTGGATGACCGAGGGCATTAAACTTTGGACAGTTACTCAGTACACACTTACTTTAGTAGCCAGTCAAACTGAATACATTATTGGCCCCAGTGGGCCTGACTTAGTTGCTGATAAACCATTACGTCTTATTCAAGGTGTTATTAGGAACATTTCTACAACACCGTACATAGATACACCTCTACAAATTATAAGTAAACAAGAGTATATGAGTTTGGGGTCTAAGTTTTCTACTGGTGTAGCTAATTCTGTATATCTAAATCCAGGAACTACATCTGCTTCGGTCAAATTGTTTTTAACACCAAGCACAATTGCAGCAACTAACTACCAAGTAATTCTTACTTGTCAAAGACCAATCTACGATATTTCTTCATCTTCAAGTGTTCCAGATTTTCCTAATGAGTGGATGCAAGCTCTTGTTTGGGGTTTAGCTGATCAACTTTCTCTTGAGTTTGGTTTGCCTATTAACCATAGGCAAGAAGTAATGCTACGAGCTGAAAAATATAGAGACCAGCTAACAAGCTGGGACGTTGAAAACGAAAGTACTTTTTTTCAACCTGATTCTCGTAACTTTAGTATGTTTGGTAATTAATTATGTCAATGGTTCGTATACCGCTAACACAACCCATACAATCTAGAACGGCTTCAACAGCCAAAGATTCTAGAAGTGTTAATTGTTACTTTGAAGTTGTAGACCAAAACAACAAAGACAACATCAAACGTCCCGGACTATTAGCAACAACAGTGACTCCAGCTATGGTTGCTGGTCAAGCTCAAGGAATGTACAAATCTGATAGTGGAAACTTGTGGGTTGTTGTCAACAACAACGTTTACAACATTACTACTAACTTTCTTAGTACTAGCGGTGGAACTATTTCTGGTACTGTACAGAATGTTTACTTTGCTGAATCTGCCAATGATGCCTATATGTTTATGCACAACGGTACTAATGGGTATGTGTCTACAGCAAGTGGTTCTTTTGTTGCTATTGCCCCAGGCATGATATATGAAGCAAGTATTGATGTAGGTGGTAGCGGTTACGTAACTCCTACTTGTACTTTTAGTGCTCCTCCTTCAGGTACTACAGCTACAGGAACAGTCAACCAAGTTGGTGGCGTAGTGGTCTCTATAACTATAACTAACTATGGAACTGGGTATGTAACTGCTCCTACTTGCACTATTAACCCCGTGGGCGGCGGAGCAGGTGCTGTAGCTTCAGTAGTTTTAAATGGATTTCCTACGTCAAATATAGTTTCTGGTGCTGTTTATTTAGATGGATACACTGTAGTAGCTACTAAATCTGGGCAAATATATAACTCAGATTCAGAATATCCTTTTCTTTGGAATCCATTAAACACTGTAGCTGTTGAGTCTGACCCAGATTATTTAGTAGCTATAGTCAAACACTTTAACTACATAGTAGCTTTTGGAGAGTGGAGTACAGAGTTTTTTTATGATGCTGCTAATGCAACAGGCAGTCCTTTTCTTAGACAAGATTCTTACAAAAATGAAATTGGGTGTGCTGATGGAGACAGTGTAGTTCAGTTTCAGCAAAGTGTAATCTACGTAGGCAGGTCTAAAACTCAAGGCAAATCTGTATACATGCTTGATGGGTTTACTCCAAAGCTTATCTCAAACCAATACATTGAAAAATACCTTAATGCAGACACCAATACCAATATCCAGTCTTTTGCTTTTAGGATAGCTGGACACACTTTTTATGTAATGTCTCTTCCTAATTTGGATAAAACTTTTGTTTACGACGTAGATCAAAACGTTTGGTATGAGTGGACTTCTTACTATAGTGGTGCTGAACACTACTTTAAGGTCTGGACAGCTACTGAATTTAATGCTGGAGTCTATGGAATAGATCCTACTAGTGGTGCTTTTTACAAAATAGACACAGCCACCTATGCTGATAATGGTGAACACATTTACTGGCGGGTTGTTACTAATAACATTGATGCTGGTACCAGACACAGGAAGTTCTTTGAGTCTGGGGAGATTATTGGGGACAAAGTAAGTGGTACAATGAGTATCAATTTCTCCGGTGATGACTACGTAAACTTCTCTGCGGTTAGAACGGTAGCACTTAATAACCCAAGAAGCATCATTTGGCAGCTAGGACAGTCCCGATATAGGGCTTATCAGTTTCTAGTTACAGACGACATACCATTACGCCTATCTGCTTTTGAGATGTCCGTACAGGCTGGTGAACAAGCCTCTGATCCTCAATTGCAAGCTGTAGCAGCCCAACAAAGTCAACCATAATATTTAAAGGATTAGATCATGGGTTGGTTAAGTAACTTTGTCAGTAACCCTGTAGGCACGTTGACCGATACTGCTGAAAATGTTTTTAGTAATCCAGTAGGCACCATTAATAGGGCCATTGATACCGGCACTAGAGGCATTGGAAACACCGTAGAAGATGCGGCTCCGTATATAATTGCAGCAGTAGCTGCGTATTACGGCGTGCCTCCAGAATTAGTTACTGGTGGTGAAATAGCTGCTGCTGGTGAAGCAGGAGTAATTACTGCTGCTGACGTAGCAGTAGCTACTCCCTACATAGATGCTGGCATGGTTACAGGTACTGCGTTAGAGGCAGGTGTAGCAGGGACTGCTGGGTTAGGAACAGCAGCAAGCATTGCTGACCAATTTGTTCTTCCTGGCAATATGATGAACATCGCTAGTTCTCAACCTGGGGTTTGGGATCAGTTTGTAAACTCACTCTCTACTCCTGCTGGTGTAGCTAGTGCCCTTAAGACTGGTGCTGGTCTTACTGGTTTGTTCTCTGGAATTAATTCTATTAGGAACCCTGGGATAAGTCCTCAATCTGCTCAAACAATGGCAGATCCATTTGCTCCTTCTAGACAACAATACATTAATCAACTTAATGCTGTAATGGCTAACCCTTCGTTAGCTATGTCTCAACCTGGATACCAGTTTCAATTTCAACAAGGTCTACAAGGATTAAACAGAAATCTAGCCCAACGTGGTATGGGTACAGGTACTCCAGCACAACCTGGTGTTCCTGCTGCTGGTGGTGCTGGTATGGCACAACAAAGGTACGGACAACAATTTGCTCAAACTTCCTACAACGATTACGTCAAACAACTTTCTGGATTAGCTGGTGCGGGGCAAAATCCTTCTGTTGGTGCTACGGCAGCACTAAACGCACAACAGCAAGCTCAACAGGCAGCACAAGCTGGATGGGGTGCTCTCGGCCAAAGTGCTGGAGCACTTAGCACTCTTTTTGGGCCACAACGCGGAACTCAACCTCCAGCGCCAGTCAGTAATGGTGTTCCTTCTTGGAATCAACCAACTAGTATTCCTGACATACCTATCGCTCCTACTGGTTGGTCTAGTGGGTATGATATTCCTTCTCAAGATACTTCTAATTGGACAAGTGGTTATGATGTTCCTAATCAAGATGTTTCTAGTTGGATAAACTGGGATTAAAAATAATTAAGGAACTATCATGCCGTTAATGATGACAGATGTTGCAAAGGGCCAAGAAGCAGCTTTGCAATTAGACCTACAACCTCTTAGAGCTGAAGCTGAAAGAGAACGTATTCCTCTTGAGACAGAGAAGATGCAGCAGAATCTTCAGACTAGTAAGCTTAGTCAACAAAAAGAGCTGCTACAAATTCAAGCTCTTGTTGAAGCTCAAAAAGATGATGCTAGTGCTAAGACTCTTATTGGTGATTTGACTAAAGACCCTACGTTTAAAGATCTGCCTATTCCTGACCAGATGTTTAAAATTGCACAACATTTAGATGCAAGTGGTAAATTTAAACAAGGAGCAGAATTTTACTCTCGTGGTCAAACAGCTAAGCTCCAAGAAGCTCAAACTCAAAAAGCTAACTTTGATATACAACAAAACAAGTTAGATAGAGCACAGAGCTATCTAACTATGCTTAATGATGACGGAAGTAATGTTAATGAAGTAATGATGGCTGCTAGAACTGATGGTGCTCTTACTGAGTCTGAATTAAAACTTCTTTCTCAAAGGGGGCAAGAGGCTCTTAATGCAGGTACATTTAAAGCATTCAAGACTGATGCTCTTAGGACTATTAACTCTATTAAAGGCAAAGCAGAAGTAGCCCAAGAAGCAGATAAAAGAGAACAAAGACGTATACAAGCAGCACAACTAGAAGAAACAATAAGACGAGATACTCTTAGAAACAATCAATTTATTGCTGCTCTAGCTAGTAAAGAAGACAGAGTTGTAAAGC